GTCTCCCACTTTCTTCTGAATCTTTGAAAAACTTTAATATTTCTGGTGTTTTGACAACATCCCATACTAAAATTTCTTCTTTATCAAATTTATAATCTAAATTATTTTTACCTGCATCTGGGTTTCCCGAAATTTCTGCATAATCACAATAAAAATGTATTATATAATCTCTGTTTCCAGCAGTTCTATCAATAAAAAAAGACAAACCCTCAGAATATGAATGATGGGGGTCTTCCCTATCATCATACGAACTATATTCTTTATATACTTTAAGATATGCTTGCTCTAACAAAGCACTATCCTTATTCATAAAAGTTATCCTAACTGCTCAGTATCACGAAGCTTTTTAGGAGCCATGATGATAAACGAATTCAACACTTCTTTTAATTTTTCAATTTCGCCAGCAATACGAGTAATGCTATCAGAAGCCTTACGAGTTATACCACGAAGAAGACTTCCGGGTCTGTCGTTATCGGACAATACTTTGTGTAAAGATTCTGTAGTAGGATCGTTTAAGAATTCTGCAAATTGATCAAGCTTTGCTGACCATTCCTTGATCTGTCCTACGCTTTCAGCCGAAACATCGGGGGAAATGCCTTCAATATCAAATTCGTCTTTTGGGGTTTCGTCATTCAAAGAGTTCTCAAAATCACCTTTTGTTTTTTCTGGTGTAAAGTCTTCTGGGCTACTTACTTGTGGAACATCTTGTACTTCTGCTTCTGGTGGAGCAGATCCTTCATCACCTTCAGCTTCTGAAAGAAGAGAAGCATAAAAACTACGCATAAAGGGAACTGCACTATCTTCTACAACTCCTGCATTCGACTTTAAAAAACGATCTACTTCGTTTTTAACTTTTTTAGACACAGCAGGAACTGTGGATTTTACATTTCTTTTACTCTTGCTATTGATTTTTTTGGTGTGCATGACTATAATATATTTATATTTACCCCAACTTAGTGTAAATTTATAAAATAACAATATGAATACAGAATATAAAATTGTAGTAGCAACTACTTTAAACGAGTCAGAATTTAACGAAAAGAGTGCAATTGCTATCTTTCTTGATAAAGCTGGAATAAAAGCCGATATTATCTTTGAAAACAAAGATGGTCTTCCTGCTGTTTACAACAGATTTATCACAGAAGAAAACAGAGATAAAAAAATCATATTTGTACATGATGATGTTATTATCGAAGATATTTTCCTCTTTGATAAGTTAAATTTGGCTTTTGAGTCATTTGATATTGTTGGTCTTGCTGGTGCAAAGAAATGTGATTTAAATGCACAGACTATGGCATGGCATTTGATGTCTCCTAGAGATCAATTCGTAGGAGAAGTAGCACATAGTAAGGGAGGCATTAACTGGACAACAGTGTTTGGACAAACACCCTCCAGAGCATTGATTTTGGATGGCGTATTCATTGCTGTAAATGTTGCAAAATTATTGGATAGTAATACCAAGTTTGATGAAGACTTTAATTTTCACCACTATGATATTTCTTTCTGCTTGACTGCTAACAATAATAAATTAAAGTTAGGAGTATATCCAATAAAGGTTGTTCATTTTGGTTTAGGTGATAGTATGAACTCCTTGGATTGGGCAGAGAGTGCTGAAAAGTTCAAAAACAAATATACACAATTATTCAATGGTTAAAAAAAATTACTCCGATAGCCTATTTGTTTATTTGGATTGGGTATTGAAGAAGAAGACAGTATCTTCTATTGAAGCACCCCCAACTCCTTTTATCATAAACAGATGGTTATCAATGGCAGATCCTTCCATTGCACAGATAATAAATGTAACATCTAATCGTTGGATTACTATAAAGAATGGAATTGCTTCAAATTCTATTGATATGGGAAAAATGTTTAGAACGATTTTACCTAAAATAACAAAAAAGACTTCTTATATAAAGAAATCCATCAAAGAAAAGAATACAGAAGATCATATTAACATAGCAAAAGCTATGGAGTGCTCTACTAAAGAAATAGAAATGTTTGAAAAGACACTTGCAGAAATCAAACAAGCCGTTAAATAAAAATATGCTACAAAGACCAAAACAAGAAGATAGAATCGGAGGACTAGTTCAGATCGATAACTACAAGGGAAGCGATTTTGAATTAGATTCTTGGACTTTAACCAAAGTATTGGATGACATTTTAATGGTTCAATACATAGACATTAACGATGACGGCACAGAGGTTAACAGAAATGGTATTTGGTTACCAATCAATGCTGTAAACCATGTGTGGAGAATTGGTAAGGTACTCCTTGCTGGACCAAACTGTCGGGTAGTTGAGGTTGGAGACAATATTGTATTCCCAAATGATAAAGGTATACAAGTTTCCAGCATCAATGGATACAAACACATTGTATTCTTAAACGAAGCCCGAATCTTTGGTGTATGCGAGGCAAAAGTTGATACCAAAAACATTACCAAGAAACTAAAACCTAAAAAGTGAACTTATCATTGGGTGGCTTAGATAAACTTTGCAGAACTAATGTTGTTGAATTAAAATTTAAAAGAAGAATGCCTGTTAAGGGCAAACCTCTAGAAAGAAGAATGTTCGCAACAAGAAATTTTGCTCTGTTAGAATCACCCGAAGGAAAAGAAATACTAAACTATACACCACCAACACAATCTCCAGCGTATAACGCCGCTTCTCGTGGGCTTTTAACCGTATGGGATATCTTTATGCAAGATTGGAGAAACATACCCGCAACTTCAGTAGAAGTCATATCGACTATAACAGCAGACAAGTTCTGGGAATATTTCACCAATGTTTTGAGTAAGATGACAGCAAGCCAAAAAGCGGCATTCATGGACAAATGACAATTACAAAAACAATATTAGAAGAAGCTTGTAAGTTTTTATTACAAAAAACTATATCTCTGGAATTGGGTAATAAAATACACAAACAGGGAAAACTAATTATTTTTTACCAAAAGAATTTCTATTTGACTTTCATAATGGATACTGCTAAAAAGGATAGAGAGAAGATAGAAATACCAATTCCTTATGATGTTGAAATACATGAGAATGATAATTTGATATATTTTGATTATAGATTAAAGACTCTAGCAAAACATGCTCCACACATAGAAGATCATTTAAGACTATATTCATCAAAAAAGAATTCAAACAAATTTTGGAATACAATTTTAACAATCGATGGAAACTACAAAAAAAACAATACTAGTGTATAGTGTTTTTTCTGGAACCTTTTATGAGGTTCTAGAAGCCGATTTCAAATTGTTAGATATCGGACAAATACCATTACTAAAAAAACCAAAAAACTGCTCAAAGTGCTTTGATAAAGGTCACAGAGGCAGAGATCTACAAACTTACGGATATTCCGTGTGTACTTGCTTGCGTAAGGTGATTGATCATGCTATAATCAAGCATGTCCCAGATATTCCCGCTAGTTAATTACCTAGAGACTTTCCCTGCGGAAGCACAACCAAGACCTCAACAGATTGAGGCTTGTGAACGCATCGCCAAGATCTTTACGAAGGGAAAGAAATTTGTAATCGCCTGTTTACCTACTGGTTCTGGTAAATCCCACATAGCAGCAGCTATAGCTAGATCAACAACACCTATTGATGAACACCGCAAGGGTTTAATCGATAGTTATGGTATCTATAAACTAGATAGCAACGGAGAGTTTGTTCATGCGAAGGATTTTTTGGAAAGAGATCCGTATGGTAGTTACATTCTGACCATAACAAAATCTTTACAAGAGCAATATAAAAACCTTTTTCCCGAATCTAATTTAGTTAAGGGTAAGAACAACTATAGTTGTGCTATAAATGCCAATTTAACGGTTGAGTTTGCACCTTGTTTACTTTCTGGCAAACTAAAACAACAATGTTTCGATCTAGACAGATGTTATTTTTATAAAGCAAGAAATGAAGCCTTAAAGTCTATTGATCCTATTCTAAACTACAGAGCATTTTTGGGACTTCCTGAGTTCTTAAGAAAGAGAGAAGTATTTATTTGTGATGAAGCCAGTGATATTGAAAGCGAATTGGTTAGTCAGTATTCGATAACAATATATTATTCACAGCTTTTGGCGGAAAATATTGATTTTAAGAAAATTATTAGTGACAATAGTAATGATGCAAAGATTTGGATACAGAATGTTTATGTAAAATTAAAAACCGAAGTTGATAAGGTTAAAAAGGAGATGTCACAGCTTGCAAAGCAGGAAAGTTATACAGCATTAAAGCAAAAACATATGCAGAGAATTTCAAAATTGACTAATTTTGTCAGTTCTCTTAGAGATGTTATCTCTAGATGGGATGAATGTGAGTATTTGGTCGAGCACAAGGACTCGGAGAAGGTTGTTTTAGTACCTTATGATATAAGACCACTAGCAAGAGAGATCTTTAATTGGGGAGACAGAGTATTATTGATGTCTGCAACGATTACAAACCCAAAAGAATATGCTAAAAGCCTTGGGATTACTGAAGATGAGTACGAATATATAGAAATTCCTTCAGCATTTGATGCAGAAAAGTCTCCTATTGCATGTTCTACGAAATATAATCTTAGTTATAACAATATGGCAACTGCTTTACCCAAAGTAATTGATATGGCTATATCTATTTGTGAACAACACAAAGGTCAGAAGGGTGTAATCCATACTCATACGAATTTTATAACAGAGGCATTTAAGAAAAAGTTATTAGGTAAGGATAGATTTTTATTTAAAGATCATGGTATTTCTAATGAAAAGATCATGGATCAACACAAGGACAGAAAAGACGATGATACGGTCTTGGTAAGCCCCTCTTTGGACACTGGAATTAGTTTAGATGATGATTTGGGTAGATTTCAGATTATTATAAAAGCTCCATTTCTTCCGTTGAACTCAAAACGAATAAAAAAGCTTTTTGAT